ACAAAGTCAACAAAATCTGTCTCAAGCGTTGCAGCAGATATAATCTCTTTACGGTAGTATTCTTCAAGAGTTATAACCTCGCCCATCCTCCGTGTAAAGCCATTGCAGACAAAAGCATGCGCCGATTGGTTGCCGCCAAAGTCAACACCGATAGTCGCAAAAATAATATCATCAGGAGCCTTATCTAAAATAAAGGTATCAGGATTATCGGCAAATAAACGATATATAACGCCTTCTGCCGCTACCCATTTACCTAAAATAAAACGGTCATAAAAGACCGAGCCAGCGTACTCTTTTTTAAGATTATCAACAAAAGCCGGAGCAAGAAAAGGATTATCGTCTATAGCAAAATGCATCTGGTAAATATCAGCATTACTATCCAAAAACTCTTTAAACCAATGTGTAGGGGCAGCCGGGTTACACGTACCATCAAAACAGGAATTAGGCTTGTCCAGACGGGATTTCAGCATTGTAAATACATCGGTATGCCAAGTTGTAACCTCATCACCATAACAGTAAGAAAGGCCAGCGCCCTGCAATTTGCTTACCTGGTTGATTTTATCCGTGCCTAAAGCGTAGCACTCACGCCCAAAAAGCTGCACTTTATTGTTGCTGCCAATATGCCCAACTAAATTATCCCCCCACATACCCCGCAATGGGTCTAAGATATTACGCTCTAAGGTCCCTTTGGTATTGCCGAGCAATAAAATAAGCCCGTCGTCACCGGCAGACCTGATACGTTTAGGTATTTTATAATAATCTAAATAAGTCTTACCTGACCTGGTGGCGCCGGAAGAAACATTCCAGCGGTGATTTTCTTCCACCGTGCCATGCCATACTTCTTTTTGCTTAGGGCTAAAATTAATCACTCTTCATCACCTGGTCAATGTCAGACAAAATTTTGTCAAGTTTGTTTAAGGTTTCGGTAGCTGTATCATCTTCCGGTTTATCTCGCCAACCCTTAAAATTATTCACAAGACTAAACTTAGCGCCATGTACGCCGTCCCGGTCAAACAACCTACCTTCGGTATATGCTTCAATATAGCTCTTTGCGCGCGTAATCGTGTTCATGAACTCTTTGCGCCCCTGGTAATTTATCAGCGAAAGTCTCGTTGTAAAGCCCAAGGCAAGCGCTAAACCGGTAACTGTCGGCGGTTTTTGCCCCATAATGACAGGACGCCCAAATTTATCCAAAACTGCTTGTCCTTCATCATCAGTAAAAACATGTCCTTCGCAATCTCGAAAATACTGTTCAATAGCTTCTTGCAGCTTTTCAACGCTCTTATATTTTAATGGTCTGGCCATAATTACACCCCCAATATATTACTAAATTCAAAACTAAATACCATGCCCCCAATACAAAAAGCGGCCCTAGGGCAAGGGTCGCTTTTTGCAAGAGAGGAGAGTGTATAGAAAGGAGGCATGTGATAGAATCAATCTTCTACGATACCAGTATAGCATTATTTTTTTACCCCAGTGTTGCAGGCTTTTTCAATAACAATTTTTAATTTTTGAATATCTTTTTCTATTAATTCTGCTGGTATATGAATTATTTTCCAATCTAAACCTAAACACAACTGAATAATAGACTCCCTATCACCTTTATAAATATTTTTATGATAAAGCCCGCCATCTACCTCAATTACCATTTTTTTATCCTTCAGAACAAAATCAACCTTATATCTTTCTATCTTTTGTTGCGGAATAACTTGGTGTCCAAGCCTAACCAATTCAATAGCCACCATTGCTTCAGGGATACTTCCGTAAGACTCTGCCCTACGCTTTGCAAGGCTAACTGCTTTTTCATAGTCACAAAAATTATTTACCTGTGATTTGATGCGTTCAACAGCCTTTTCAAAAGCTCGCTCTTTTTTTGT